ACAGCGTACAACCACGACGTCAAATTTGAGAACACCAAACTTAAGGTGAACATCGTGTCAGTCAAGGAAGACGACCGCACTTTTGCGGGCGTCGTAAAAGGCGCGCTGTTGTCTGGAGTTCCTATCACGATCCCAAAAAATGACTCTGCTGCTACAATGCAAGGTGCCAAAAAGCGTGTTGATCATCCCGTCAACACCACCAGCGAGGATGAGTTTCTCGTCGGGCACGAGAAACTCATGTCAATAATTCCGAATGGACTGCCAACTATACGGGTCGATTCGGAGCTCATGCGCGAGTTCCTTGGAACTTGTGCTCCGGCTAAAGCAGCGAAGTTGAGTCTGGCGGCTGAGGAGCCCCAGTGGAACGTGGAGATAGATCGAGCGATGGTGTTCGCAAAAATGGAGGTGCTCTTGAAGGAACACCAGGCCCAACCGCGGGTTATATTTCAGGGCACGGAAATGTATAACCTGCTTACTGGATGTGTCATAATGGTTCTGGCACGTAGATTCGGTGAAATATTCTCTCTTGAGAACCCCTTGAACGTGGGCAATAGGATGGTGTTTGCCCCCGGTGTGTCCAAGGAGGAGATCGGGAGGATGATTTACGAGTCTCCTGGTGAAGCAGTCGAGAGCGACTTGGCGAATAATGACGGGACTCAGAGTCTGTATATGCGAAAGCGGGAAGCTATGGCATATCGGAAGATGGGAGCCCCCGATTGGTTTGTTCGAGAACTCGTGCGATGTGAGAAGGTCAGAGCTTGGACACGTTATGGAGTCCAGTTCAACGTGGATAATGGCAAGATGTTGTCCGGACGGACAAACACCACGCTAGGAAATTCTTACGTCAACATGTGTCTGACATTAGCCGCTCTGGAAGCTGCTGACGTCAAAAGTTCAACAAACGTGATCGGTGGGGACGACTACTTGGGAGTGGTTGAAGGTGCTGATGCTTTTCTTGAGGTCTTACCAACCTCGGTTGAAAAGTCCGGCATGCGCACGAAAGCCTTCAAGCCCAAGTCAAAGAAGCACGGAACGTTTTATCGGACGCGTTTTGTGCGGGATCAAGCCGGAGTCGCCCCCATTCCTCAGTTCGGACGTGTCCTTGCAAAATTGAATCTCAGGCCTAATATGAATGCTGAGATCAATGACAGAGATTACATGGCAGGAAAGTATATGTCTGCCGCGTATGAACATCGACACGTCCCAATAGTGAAGGACATTCTCCAAGATACAGCTGATCAACTCAGCAAGACACCTTTCTACGATGGAAAATCAGCAATACTTCGTGGAAATATATCCCCAGGTGAAGTCCGGGATATTGTCAGTCGGGCTCGTCAAATTGATGATGTTGCTCTTGATGACTTCTGTGACGAAGTCTACGGCACTCCGTTTACGAGTGTGGTAGACGCATACACCGCCGTTGCACAATCTGCACTTGATTTTGCAAGCGGGTGGACTTATGTTGAAAAGCGGAAATGGAAGACCAAGAGTGGATATGTTGCCCCTATGCTCTGTGGGGAAACGTACGATGCTCTTCTGGCACCGGACCTCTAGAGGCGGAATGTCC